GAAAATGGAAATACTTTAACAAAAGTTTTAATTCACTCAGGAAATAAACTTTATTTATGGAATAACTACCCAAATACAGTAAACGTTGTGTTAAATGAAACTATTACAGTTCCTGCACCAACTTCAACAATAAATGGCACCCACCAATTTGAGCAAAATTTATCTCAAAATGTTGCTGCTGTTGTTGCTTTGACTAAACCTAACGGCGAAGATTTAACTTTGCTAACAAATTATAATGCAAATACAAGAGTTTTGTCTTATGCAAGCAGTGGCTTATCTGAGGGAGATGAATTGATTTTGTCATATAAAGAGGGTGTAATAAATACTCAAGACGCCCTTTTCAGCGATATGAATAATCGTAGGAGTGCGTCTTTTATTTTTAATAATAAATTGTATGTTATTGACGGCAAGAATTACTTAGTTTATGACGGAAACACACTAACTAATGTATTAGATAATGCTTATATTCCAACAACTTATATCAATATTGTGCCTGATGGCGTAAATGCTGATATAGGTTCAGAATTAGAACAACGTAATATGCTACAGCCAAAATTTAAACACACTTTTATAGCAGACGGAACTGTTAAAAAGTTTATACTAAACGAAAATCAACTTGACGAAATATCTGAAGTAAAAGTGTATGGTGTTGTAATGTCTTTAGGGGCTGATTATACTGTAGATTTGGCTAATGGTTCTATTACTTTTGAAACTGCTCCAGGAAAGCCTGAAGAAACTGTACAGGTTGCAGGTGTAAATGGTGCAGAAAATGTATATTATCCTGAATTTTATGCAGGTGTTGAAATTACTGCAAAAAAACACTTTACAAGTGTATCAGGCGTTACTAATGAAATATCAAATATTTCTGATTTGATTACTGATTGCACAATAGCTGCCGTGTATGATAATAGAGTATTTTTTTCAGGAAACCCAGCTTATCCTAATTATATATTCTATTGTGAAAGAAACAATACAGGCTTTGTTGACCCTACGTATTTTGGTATTTTGAATTATATGCAAGACGGTGTAGGTATTGCACCTATAACAGGTATGATTACCGTTGCTGATACTCTTATGGTTCTTAAAAATGATACGCAACAAGACGGTTCAACTTACTTTCATACAGCAACTTCCACAGGAACCAATATTCAGCCGAAGATTTATCCGTCTTCACAGGGCTTAAGTGGCATAGGTTGTTTAGGTGCCTGTGTAAACTTCTTAGACGACCCTATTTTTATATCTAGGTTAGGTGTTGAAGCTGTAGGTCAGTTGTCAGTTAGAAATGAAAGAGCTAACGAACACAGGTCTAGTTTGATTGACGCAAAAATTACAAATATGAATTTAGAGTCTGCAATCGTAGAAGAGTGGAATGGATATTTAATATTGCTCGTTGACGGAAATATATTTATGGCTGATAGTAGGCAAAAATATGTACACCCTATAGGCGTTCCTCAATATGAGTGGTATTACATTGAGGGGGTAGGTGTTTATAAGGGACAATACCTTGAATATTACTATTCTAATACAATTCCTGATGAATTAGTAGAGGCTAAAATTCATTATTGTACAGCGTGCAAGACAACTATTGATAAGTGTACTTGTGGCAACGAAAATCATCATATTGAATTGTCTCTAGAAATAGCTGATTCAGTTTATTTATACGACTCTAACGAAGTTAAAGACTTAAGGGGTGTAGTTATAAATGCTGCTGATGATAATGGGTTGGCAACAGACACTGTTCTAAATGAATACGTTTCAATACAAATTGATGAAATGAATTACACTATGGCTGTCAATTTTAAAGTTCACGAAATAAAAGATATTGATACAGGTCTTGTTGTGGGCTATAAAGCTTATATTTGTGAAACCAAAGGAAACAATATCGGAGGAACTTTTAAAAAAGCTGTAACCATTAAAAATATGGAAGAAAATATATTTTTTGGAACTGAAAACGGAGTTGTTTGTAGCTTTAATTTTGATAAAAGAGAATCTTACGGAGAAATACCATTACAATATTACACGTTTGACGATAGAACAATTTATTGTGGCTGTGCTACAAAAATGGACTGTTGTGGTATTCCTCACTTAACAAAAAATACTGTAAAAAAATCTACAGTAATTAAAACAAAAACTTTTAAAAGCTCTGCTGCAAAGATAAAAGTTAGAACTAATAGAAAAGCTTATGAACAAATTGCAAGGATAAATAGTAGTTCGTTTTCTTTTGAAGATATGGACTTCTCTAATTTTACGTTTAACACAACCGACCAAAACCTTTTTGCAATTAAAGAAAAAGAAAAACAGTGGGTTGAAAAACAGTATTATATTTATTCTGATGAATTTATGAAACCTATAGCTTTATATTATATTTCTTTCAGGTATCAAGTGTGTGGCAGATATAAAAACTAGAGGAGGATAATTATGAGCTTGAATAAATTTACAAACATTACGCCAACCGAAATTAAGAGTAAGGGTGTAGTTGCTTTGGCAAACGAGCCAAATAAAACAGCTCCTTATGGTGTGGGTGGGTTAAACCCAACTAATCTAAAATTATGGTTTGACAAGCTTGGAACTTTTATTGCTGAGAAAATAAATATTATTCAATCAACATTAAAAAGTGATGACGCTGCTAGTTTTATTAAAGTTGTTACTACAGGTCTTGATTCAACAGCAGAACAACAAGAAGATTTTGAATATAGTCTTCAGGATATAATTGTAGCTTTTACTAATGGCAAACTTGCTAATTATATGACAGCTTATGAATCTGCGTCAGGTCAAGAACTTAAATCTTTACAAACAATTCTTAATGGAATTGCAGCAAGTATTTCAGGTGCAAACACTGCACTGACTACATATAAAAATACTTTATTAGGGAATACAGGTGCAAGTAAAATAGGTCTTCCTGCAAGTTATGATACAAATCAAAGCAAAAAACTATCTGACTTAATTGATGATATTTTTAATTGCAATTTAGCTGCCAAAATAATGGTTAATTGTGTTGGTTTAACTTCTGATACTGCAAACACACGCACTAATAAAACTCTTAAGGCTTTTATTGATGACGTTTGCACATATCTTAATGGAAAAGTTAATGTTTCAGACATAGTTGACAATTTAACAAGCACAGCTACAAATAAGCCTGTTTCTGCAAAACAAGCCAAAATTCTAAAAGACTCTCTTGATAATATGTCAACAAAGGTTGAGGCGTCTATAAAAAAGATAGAGCTAAATTCTACTACAGGGGTTTTAACTATTACAAAGACAGACAATTCAACAATGACAATAGATTTGCCTTTAGAATTTTTAGTTAAAAATGGTTATTACAATTCTTCTACACAAAAAATTATGCTTGTATTAGAAAATAATAACACCATTGAAATACCTGTCGGAGATTTAATTGATGAATATACAGGAGATAATACAACAATTAGTTTATATATTGATTCTTCTGACAATAAAATGAAATTTAAAATTTCTGACACTTATAAACAAAAGATAGACCAAAACACTTCTGCTAGACACTCTCATAGCAATAAATCATTACTTGATACATACTCTCAGTCAGAAGAAAACCTTGCTGACGCTGTAAATAAAAAACACAGTCATAGCAATAAGACTATTCTTGACAATACTACAGCTAGTTTTACAACAGCAAAAGAGTCATTGTTAAATCAACATAGTAGTGAAATTGACGAGTTGAGAGGTATGGTTCAAAGCGGAGGTACTATTATCTATGAAAACGGTGCACCTTTGCCAACGTTTAATATTGAGGACGTGGTTTATGCAGCTTTTTGCTATCAGGCAGAAAAAGCTACTCAAGCAAGCAGTTGTACAAAGGGCGGCGAAATAGATAGAAGATTAAAAGCCCTTGGGGGTTAAATAAAATTTTAGGAGGATAACTTATGTTATTTGAAAAAGGTAAAGTTTACGGTGTAGATAACGTAGGCGGCTCAAGTGTTTCTCTTACAAGAACTGATGACGCCGTTGGCTTATCTTACAGCGTGGGACAATCAGAAATTAAGAGTGATTTTGATAAACTATTCCCCTGGTGTGAAATGCAAGAAGTTGTTGACTCAGCAGGAAACGTGTTTATTAGAATACCAAAGTTTTATGCTAAAATCACCAAAAATTCTGACGGCACATATAAACACCAAATCTCAGGAACTAGATATAGTGGTTTCTCAACTTTATTTATTGACGGTAAAGGCAACGAGATTGATTATATTGACGTTGGTAAATATGAGGCTAGTGGCTCTTCAACAAGAGCTTACTCAAAAACAGGACAAACCGTTCTTGTAAATATAACTATTAACAACTTGAGGACTGCTTGTAAAGCTAATGGTGCAGGGTATCAACAATATGACTTTTTGATAGATATGATTTTAAAAGAGTTGTTTTTGATTGAATTTGCTACCACAAATTCTCAATCAATTATGAAAGGCTTTACTGATTCAGGAAATACTGCAGCCTTAACCACAGGTCATACTGATGACGTAAAAACACCTAGCGGCTCTCCAACAAGTAACTCAACAGGCACTTATGCTTGTAAATATAGGGGAATTGAAAACCTTTGGGGTAACACTTGGACTTTTGTTGACGGAATCTCATTTAATCTTGAAAAAGTCTATATTTGTACTGACCCTAATAGCTACGACGGAGCTAAAACAACAATGCCATATTCTTATATGGGTAATAGACCAACAACTTCAGAGGGGCATATTAAAAGCATTGAGTATTTTGATAAAAACCCTCTTATAGGCTACATATCAGAGCTTGGAGGTTCAGCCTCTACACATTACTGTGATTATTCCTGGTATGCTGACGGCGGAGTTATCTTGCACGTTGGTGGGGCTTGGGGTGACGGTTCTAGGGCTGGGTTGTGGGCTTGGGCTGGTTACACTGCTGTGTCTCTCTCTTGGTCGGACTACGGCGGTCGTCTTTGTTATAAGCCTCTTTAGAGAGGGATAATTAAGGGGGAAACTTCCCCCTTGATATTATAATTTGACTTTATTAAATAAAGTTTGGGTAGTGTGTGCAACGCCTCTGCCACTTGCACGTTGGTGGGAATTGGGATAACGGTTCTAAGGCTGGGTTGTGGTATTGGAATGGTAACAATGCTGTGTCTAACTCTAGGTCGAACAACGGCGGTCGTAATTTAATCTAAAATATTTATTTGAAAAAGCACACATAATCCATAGCTCTTGCTAAAAAACACTTCGCAAAGAGGGTGGTTTAGTAGGTTAATTCTCGAAAGACCACTAGAAGATTAAAAGGTAAATTATGAAAAGAATTGGTTATTTGTATGATAGTATCTGCGACACAAATTTAATAAAAATAGCTATACGTAATGCTGCAAAAGGTAAAACTAAGCGACATTACATAGCAAAAGTTTTAAAAAGAATTGATTATTTCGCTAAAAAGCTAAAATATATGCTTGAATCAGACACTGTAGAATTATCTGAAAATCACACTAAAGAAATTTATGATAATTCTTGCCTGAAGAAACGAATTATAACAGTACCTAAATTCTTTCCAGACCAGGTTATCCACTGGCTCATAATTATGAAACTCGAAAAAGTTATGATGAAAAGTATGTACAAATATACCTGCGGCAGCGTTCCTAATCGTGGTGGAAAAGAAGCTAAAAAACTTGTTGTTAAAGCTCTTAATAATCACAAAATGCGATATGTTGCAAAGCTAGACATTTCTAAATTTTTCAATACTGTAAAGCCTGAGATATTATCTCAGATGATAAAACGAAAAGTAAAAGATAAAAGATTTACTAATTTAGTAGATATGGTCTTGAAGAACGGAGGAGATTGTCTTCCTATAGGTTATTATACTTCTCAATGGCTTAGTAATTTTTATTTAGAGGGCTTAGACCATTTTGTTAAAGAGCAGCTTAGAATCAAGTATTTTGTTCGCTATGTTGATGATATGGTGTTAATAGATTCTAATAAAAGAAAATTACATAAAGCTGTTATAGCTATAAATCAATATCTTAATGAAATAGGCTTAAAACTTAAGCGTAATTGGCAAGTTTGGAAAATTGATTCACGACCGATAGACTTTGTTGGTTTTCAGTTTTTTAGAAACAAAATCAAGCTAAGGCGTAGAATTTATTTTAGATTGTGCAGGAGGGTTAGGAATGTTCGTAAAAAGAACAACAACATATCTCTTAAGCAAGCTATGGGAATTTTATCTTTAGTTGGTTGGCTTGCCCAAATAAGTAACGGATATAACTTTTATAAATTAAAAATTTATCCGTATGCACCTAAGAAGAAAATGAAAAAGATTGTAAGTAATTATAGTAAAAAAAGAAATGGAGGAAAGCTTTATGTCAGAAACAAAAAAAGTGTTTAGTAAAGAAAAGTGGTTAGCTGCAGCTATGGCTCAACTCTCAAGAGGGGAACTAACTCAAAGAGAGATTGATGACGCTTGTGAAATTTGGGTTGATAAGATTGACGGCAAAACTGCTGAAGAAATTGCTGAAATGACAGGGGATAGAACTTCTATCCGTGAAGATTGGTTCGTTGAAGCTTAAGGAGAGTGAGCTATGGATAAAAATTGTGAAAACGAATTATCCGTTATTCAGAAAGCAAAACAACTAATATCTCTTAGCTGTTATGTTCAAATTATTGATATTGATATTGGTAAAAAAACTATCGGTATAATACAAAACAAAATAAAGGAATTGTCTTTCAATATTCTTAAGTTTTTATTAAATGCAGACGAGTGCAGCTTAACTTACTTAAATGAAAGTGAGATAAGACGACAATATCAACGTGAAGTAATTGTTTCTTGTAAGGTGCTAGAAGCTCTTATAGATGAAATTTTAAAAAGTGAAGACTTTAAAAATGACGCTTATATAGAAAATCTAGGAACCTTAAAAAATTTAGCTGAAGACATAAAAAAGATGACGGCTAAATGGAAAAATAACGATAAAAAATTATTAAATAAAAATATTAGTTCTACAGGAGGAGTCTAAAAGTGGAATATAAATTATTAAACAATAATAAAGGCGTTATATTGACACGTCAGCCTGAATTTGTTGAAGATACTTTGTATATTACATTTTCAGGTGCTCCTGAAAACGCCACAGCAATTTTAGAAAAGCAAAATGGCGATTCTCTTTATTTAAAACTAGAAGACAACACTTGTGCTGTTCGTAATAGTTTTTTAGAAGATATATTAAAAATTACTCTTGTGGTGTTAGACGGAAGACCAAATTCTCTTAAATGGGTTTGTGAGGAAATAAAAATCACTAAACACAACAACGGGGTATTTGTTTGTCCTAATGATATGAACTTACCAGGTACTGTGGTTGAAGTTCTAGTTGAATTACACGAGATGAGAAGTTATATGAGAAAACTTGATGACAAATATTCAGAGCTTAATAAAAAACTTGAAAAGCTGCTTGAGGGTTACGATATAGTGTAAGGAGGATATGTAACTATGAAAAAGAAATTATTTAGCTTTATCGCTTGTATCGGTCTAATATTTGCTTTTGGCGTTGTTTTGTTTAGAGGCAATATAAATACAAATGTTGCCTTAGCAGCCTCTTCGGAGCAGGTTGTAGTTTTAGCAGAGTCTAACAATGAAGATTCTATTGAAACTACTGAGGAAAACCCTACATTTTTTGGAAGAATTTGGGAGTATGTTAAGTCTAATTACCCTGAAATAATTACAACTATAACTGCCGCAGGAGTTTTCTTGCTTACTACAGTTCTACCAAAATATCTTAAGAAAAGAATTAAAAATCTTGATGATAAAATGCTAACAAATAATAGCACGCAAGCAGAAGTAATTGACGTTATAAATCTCTTAATTGAAAGCTACAACAAGCTTGAGGCAAAAATTGACAAATACAACAAGGGAGAGGAAGATAGGAATAAAGCAGTATCTGACACGGTTAAAGAGTGTAGAGCAATACTTGAAATCTTAGCTACAGTATATGCTAATTCTAAAAACTTACCTCAAGGCGTAAAAGACTTGGTTAATCTTAAATATGCAAACGTTCTAAAGGCTATCGAAGAAAATAAACCTATAGAAGATACTTTAGTGGAAGAAAAAGCTGAGGATAATTCACAAGAAAAAACGGAGGTATAGTTATGAAAAATATAACAAAGGGCAAGGTGTTAAAAGCCTCTGCTGTTACTCTTGACGTTGCAGCACCCTTAATAGCAACTATAACTCAGTTTCCTATTTGGGTTGATAAGAGTTCTGCCGCCACCGTATCAGGTTTATTCTTGGTTTTTGCGTTCCTTTCTGCAATACCTTTTATGAAACAAATAAAAGCTTATCTTAAATCGCCGTCGGCGTGGTCTATGTGGTGTATTTTCTTAGTGTTGTTTGTTGTGTTAAGAAACATAATAGACCAAATGCTAGTAGTGTGTTTTGTGGGTTTGATTTCTAATGCTTGTGGCGAGGGACTTTATAAGCTTGGAGAAATAGTCCAGGCTAAGCCTGACTTAGATACAACAAACAAAAATGACGGTAATTCAGGGGAGGTGTAATATTATATGGAACCTATAAAAAATGAGAAAAAAATAACTCCAGGTCAGACTATTGAAAAAATGAACGCTGCCTCTAATAAGGTAAGACGTTCTATAGTAAATTATTCAGGAATGATTGTTGGTGCCTTTATAGTATTTGTAGTAATTGTTGTATGTACAACCGATATTCGTCTTGCAAATGCTATGCAGTGGGCAGAGTTAGGACTAGCTTTTTTTGTATTATTGTTTTGTTCTTATTCAATGTATATAAATTATGCTGCAAGCGGAACCAAAGCAGGAAAAGAAAGCACGTGTTATACTGACACGTTAAAGGAATATAATTTGTTAAAAAGTGAAGTTATAAAAAACAAATATCAATCAAGAACTCCTGAATTTTGCAGGTATTATGTAGATGAAGAATTAAAAAATACAAAAACTAGCATTTTGTCTGAAGTTGGCATAGACTACGATATTTACAAAGAAAAATATTTAGGAAAAGACAAAAAAGAGCTTATTGATTCTAAAGATTTATCAAAATCTCAGGTGGCGGCTATTATGGCAGCTAATAAAACTGCTCAAATAAAACTTACTTCCGAAATGATTTTTAAACGTGGAAGAGGTAATAGGAGCCGCAGTCCTTTAGGTATTAAGCCTGAAACAAAAAGAAATATTGCTTATGGTTCAAAATTTATATCTACAGCTTTCACTTCTTTAATTACAGGCGTGATAATGCTTGACGTTATAGCAGAGCCTAGTTGGGCAACGTTTGCGTCTTGTTGTTTAAAAGTTCTTCTTGTTATAATAAATGGTTTTATGGGATATAAGGCAGGATATAATAATATTGTGATAGACACTGTAGATTATATGAACGACCAAATTGACTTAATGCAGCAACTTATCCAATATATAGGAAAACACCCTGAACCTGAACAAACACAAGATTCTACTATTAAAGAAAACGAGCCTGAACCTGAGATTGTTGTAGAAGATTTAGCAGAAACTAACGAAATACCTGCTAATACAACTATATAATGTAATAATAAAAACACGTCATAATATTAGACGTGTTTTTTATTTTCTATTATCAAAAAACTATCAAAAAAGTGATAAGTTTTAATGAAAAACTGACAACTTTTTATTGTATGCAAACTATATGCAAATGCTATGCAAATGCATAATGTTTGCTATGCAAATGTTATGCAAAATTATGCAAATTAAATAAAACTAAACTAAATCAAATTAAATAAAAATAAAATTAAATAAAATATATATAACTGTCTGACTGTCAGTCTTTATATGCGACTGTTTGGCAGTTATTATTTTTAATTGTCTTGTATTCAATGTTATAAGTTAAATCAACACCTGAAAAACGACCCACAGCAACTCCTAAAGCCCAAATAATAATTGAAATAAAGAAAGCAATCTTCCTTATGCCAGGAATCAAATAAAGCGGAAGTAGGATAGTGTTTATGACAATTTCTAAAATGCAAAATATAAAATAGTATGCTCTAAGTGGGATAAGTAATATTGCAAATATCCAAAAAAACAAAGACTTTAGTATTGTTAAGTCAAAGAGGTTTTTAAGCTGACCTTTTACAATTTCTTCTATTCTCATTTTGTAAGTTTCAATAGAAGTAATTTTGGTAGGTATTGAGGTTGTTAAATCATAATACATAATAAAAGTGCCTCCCAAACGGAAGGCACAGTCCTATCCAAACAAACCTTCCATTGTTGCGACACAATTCCTAACTGAATAGGCGAAAGTTTGATGAACGGCAAAAAGTCCGTACCCATACAGTTAGAATTATTGAATTGTGTCGCATAAGTATGATAACACAAATATTATAAAATTGTCAAATATTATCAAAAATTTTCAAAACTTCATAAAGTGGTGCCTATTGAAAATTTAAAAATTATATTTTATAATCATAAAACAATGGAGGAATACAAATGAAAAACCTTAGATATACAGCAAGACAAAAGAGGGCTGCTCTTAAAATGTGGCTTGAGGATAAAGTTTTTGTTTGGAAAGTGTGTCAGAAGTTTAAATGCACCGAAAGAACGTTGTGGCGTTGGAAAGCACTTTTTGACGGAACTTTACAAAGTCTAGAAAACAAATCAACACGTCCACATACACCACACCCAACAGCTCATACAAAAGAAGAGGTAGATACTATTTTAAAAATCTTTAAGAAAAAGCCAAACATTAGTTATAATGAAGCTTATGGGATATTAAGAACTAAGCACGCTTATAGCAGAAGCTATGGTGGTTTTTACAATTTTGTTCTTAGAAATAATATAAGACCTCATAAAGAGTTGGAAAAATATATACCTCAGCCTTATGATACACCTGAAATGTTGGGTATAAAATGGCAAATGGACGTTAAATACGTTCCTGTTGAGTGTTATATAGGGGAAATTATCCACTATGACGATAATAAATATTATCAATATACAATGATTGATGAGGCTACTAGAGAAAGATTTATTTATCCATATAAAGAGCATAATGTTTCTTCTACGCTAGACTTTGTAAAAAGAGCTATTGCTTATTTTGGATATGCTCCGTCAATTATTCAAACTGATAACGGTGGCGAGTTTACAAACGTTAAAAAACCAAATCAAAAAGAGCCTGTAAAACACGCCCTAGATGTTTTATGTGATAAATTACAAATAAAACACCAACTTATCAGAGCTTATACTCCACGCCAAAACGGAAAAGTTGAACGTTCTCATAGGAGCGACCAGGAAAGCTTTTATAATTACCTTAAATATAAAACACTCGCAGAATTAAAAAAGAAGATGATGAAGTGGAATATAACTTACAATAACCGCCCACACTCATCACTAAGAAATAGAGAGGGTAAAAAGGTTTGGTGGAGTCCTCTTCAAAAAAGAGCAGACTTGCTTGAGGTTTTAAAAGAACATAAAGAAGAATATGTGGTAAGATTTACTAAGACAGTAAAAACCATAAAGCAGATTTATGCTGCATAAATACTT